AAATATGGAACCGGACTTTATGGAACAACAAAAGGTATACCCCTGATTAGGCAACATGTTGTTGGTTCAGGATTTGCAGTAGGAATAAAAATTAAAGACGTTGACGGAAAAGCACCATTTATTATTAAAGGATTTCAATTAGGATTTACACCGGGAGGTAGAAGGTAAAATATGGCAGGATATGTAAGAAATAGTAGTACTCATAGTACAGGTGATGTAATAGAAGTAGATCACCTTAATTTAGAATTTGCAGAACTAAATACAGCATTTGATTTATCGGGTGGTCACACCCATGACGGCAGTACAGCAGGCGATGGAGGAGCACTATCTAAATTATACTCTAATGCAATAACAATTGGAACAGCTGCAGATTCAGATATATCTATTACATTTAATACAAATGATAATGATGGTCTCTTAACTTGGATGGAAGATGAGGATTATTTTAAATTCTCAAATGACATCTTAATGAATAGCACAGAAAGAATATACTTTAGTGATACATCACAATTTATTTATGGTGTTAGTGCAACTGTTTTAGCTCTTGGAGCAACAGATGAAATTGACTTAACTGCAACTGAAATAGAAATTAATGCAACTACAATAGATCTTAACGGTGCAGTTGCAATGGATGGTGCTATTACAGGTGCCACTAACATTACTTTATCAGGGGAGTTGGATGCAGCTACATTAGATATTAGTGGTAACGCAGACATAGATGGAACTCTTGAAGCCGATGCTTATACAGTAGACGGAACAGCTCTTAATGAATATATAGCAGATACTGTAGGGGCTATGGTTGGTTCAAATACAGAATCGGGCATAACTGTAGCATATCAAGATGGTGATAATACATTAGACTTTACAGTTGGTACACTTAACCAAGATACAACCGGTACTGCAGCTATTGCAACTACAGTTACTATAACAGATAATGAAAGTACAAATGAAGATAATGCTATTATATTTACAGCAGGTGGTGATGTTGATGGAGGTAATTTAGGGTTAGAATCTGATGGAGATTTAACATATAACCCAAGTACAGGGTTATTAACTGCCACATCTTTTGCAGGACAAGTAACAACTGGAGCACAAACAAATATTGCTTCATTATTTAAAACAGATATTAAAATTGGTGAAGACGATCAGACTAAAATAGATTTTGAAACTGCTGATACAATTAATTTTTACGCAGGTAATGAAAAACAATTAATTTTAACTGATGGTGCTTTGACACCGGGTTCAAATGCGATTGTAGATTTAGGTACTGATGCTTTAGAATTTAAAGATGCCTACTTTGATGGTACAGTAGAAGCTGATGCTATCACAATAGGAGGAACTGCAATAGGTTCAATCTATGGTGTTGTAGCAGGTAGTTCTAGCATTGTAACAACAGGTGCTTTAGATTCCGGCTCAATTACTTCTGGATTTGGCACTATTGATACAGGGTCCTCAGCTATTACAACAACAGGATTAATTAGTGGTGGCTCACTAGACATAGATAACGTTCTAATTAATGGAACAACAATAGGTCATACTGATGATACTGACTTAATTACAGTAGCCAATGGTTTAGTAACAATTGCAGGAGAAATTTCTACAACAACACTAGATATTGGCGGAACAAATATAACAGCAACAGCTGCCGAGTTAAATTATTGTGATGGTGTAACATCAGCTATACAAACACAATTAAATACAGCCGCAACAGTCGGAAAGGCAATAGCAATGGCTATTGTTTTTGGATAATTTTTATTAATAAGGAGAATAATATATGGCAAACCCAAATATAGTAAATGTCGCAACGATTAACGCAGGTAATGCGGGTTGGAATCTAGGAACAGGTTTAACTGACACACTATTAACAGTTGGAGCAGATGTAGTTGTAAAAATAAATACAATAATTTGTTCAAATGTAGATGGAACCAATGACGCTGATCTAAATTTATTGGTGGATGGCATGGGTTCCGGTGTTCCTACAGACGCAGTTGCAACTGGAGGTGATGCAACTGTTTATCTTGCAAAAACTGTGTCCGTCCCCGCTGATACTTCATTATCTGTAATAGATAGTCCAATCTATCTTATGGAAAATGATATATTAAAAGGTGGAGCAAGTGCAGCAAGTGATTTAGATTTATTCATCTCATACGAAGTATTGAATGACGCATAATAGATAAGGAAAATTTATGCCTAAATATATACCTAGACAAATAGAAGGTAAAGATGTGGCTGACAATGCTGTAGATCATACAGCAGTTGCAGAAAGTTTTATACATCTGGCTACAGCGGCTCCAGACGGAGACGATGATGAAGGAACAGGTTTCGCTGTTGGATGTCTATGGATAGATTATTCTAATGGCGAAACTTATACTTGTATTGGTTCTTCTGATGAAGCAGCTCAATGGGCAGCACAAGATGGCTCTGATGATATAAATATTTCTCCTGCTTGGCAATCACTATCATATGGCTACGAAACAGGCGGTGGAAATCTTCCGGGTTCTCCAACTAAAACTGATGAAATATCCAGATGGCCAATAGCTGCACCTTACCCTGTTGCTGATATTGGAACTTTATCTGATGAAATGTATAGTTTAGGTCCAGCAGTAGAAAAATCTGCGGCTACTTGTTTTATAGCAAGTGGAAGAATTGCTCCTGTAACACTTAGAGACGAAGTTGCAAGTTTTCCAGCAGCATCACCAGCAGTTGTATCTGATATAGGAAATGTAAATAACTCAACAGCTTATGCTGGAAGTGGTTGGAGTGCAACAAAAGGATATTTATTTAGTGGAAATGATGGTCCGGGAGCAGGAGATACAATTCAAGATTATGCACTTGTAAGCCCTTTTTCATCATCTGATGTAGCAGAGCATGCTGAAACTGATAGAGAATGGCCCACATCTCATGATGACGATACACATACTTATCTTGTTGGTGGTTCGCCACCGAGCTCTGGAATAGACAAGGGAATAAGATACCAAAAAGGAACTTCTACTGATTCATCTGATGTTGGAGAATTAAGTCGAACTACTTATGCAGCTTGTGGTAATACAGATAACTCTAATGGCTATGGTTTTGTAAGCGGTGGAGGCACAACCCCAGCAGAAGTAGATGAAATTACAAGATTTGCATTTTCTAGCCCTTTTACAGGAGCAGATGTGGGAGAACATGCTTCACCTTTTATTGCTTATGGAGCAAATAGAGGTGTCAGCACACAAACCCATGGTTTTACAATAAGTAGAACAACTCCCGGAAACGTAAAAGAAAGATTTGCATTTGGATCGCCAGCAAGTGGAACTGACGTTGGAGAAGTTGCTTCTGGTTTAGATGATGTTTGCTGTCACGGAGTTTAAAAAATTATGAAATATATCCCTGAAAAAATACAAGCACACGAATTAAAAGACGAAACACTAGAAAGTGGTGACATGAGCAAAAAAGTCATTCACGTAAACGCAGGAGCACCTGCAAAAACAGATGACACAGGATTAGGATATAACCAAGGTACTATATGGATAGACTCAACAAATGGAGATATGTATGTTTGTTCAGACCATTCTGCTGAAAATGCAACATGGTTAAATATGGAAGGTGATGATGTTAATCTTTTTTTATATCAAGCAAATTCAAAAATAGGTAGAAGTGGTGGGTTTAGAGATCCATCGCCTACATATCAATCTGCCCATATACAAATGATGTCAGTAGCATCAGAAGGAGATTCTGCTGATATAGGAGAAACATCCCCAAGTTTAGGTGTAAAAGGTTGGCAAACTGGATGTGCAAAAGATGGTTATCCTGCCAGTTATGTTTACTGGTATGGTGGAATAACTACAACTCCGGGCAATTCACCTACTGATGAAATGGTAAGACACGGTATTTCTTCTCCAGCAACACTTGCAGATATTGGAGAAATAGGAAACAAACATGCTTTTGGCGGAACTGCTTGTAATTCTTCAAATTGGTTTGTATGGGGTGGCGGTGGAGGTGCGACTTCAATTAGTCCACCTTTTACTACCCAAATAGAAAAGGTAACTTTTGCATCCCCTGCTTCGACATCAGATTCTGGTGGAGATTTAGCAACTGATATAGCACATTTTGGTGCTCACACAGATTTAGTAAATTCCAGAGCATATCAAACTGGTGGAGAAGTCGGGTCCGGTCCAACTGAAGTTGATACATTAGCTTATTTTTCATTAGGAATATCATCTGGAAATGAAACTGATTATGGAGAAGCATCTTATGCTACTCATAAAATGGGATCAAGCACTTCAACAACCCATGCCTACCATTTTGGTAGTCATAGCCCATTTACAGATTTAATAGAAAAATATCCAATGACTGCTCCTACCAGTAATACAGATGTTGGAAATTTACTTCAAGGAATGTATGAAGGAGGAGGTGCATCTGCCCCAACTGTTAGTTATCAAATAGGTGGTGCAACTTATCCCCCAAACGCAAGCTTGGACCAAATATCAAAATTTTCTACTGCTTCTGATGCTAATGCTACAGATGTTGGAGAAACGACAGAAACAGTTCACGGTGCACAAGGAAATTGGACAGATTAAAAAAATAATGGAAAAAAAAGAAATAGATACAGTAAAACAAGATCTTGTTAATGATAAGGAAAAGACAAAGCATTGGGGTTTGATAACTTCAGAAATGCACAATTCTCCTTTGTATGATAAAAAGTCTTTTGGTGGTTTAACTACTAAAGAGAATTTTCAAAAAGCATCATTGGCAATTCGCCATGTTGCAAGAGAACATAAAAAATATGGAAGAAGAAATTCACAATGGACAATTAAAAATTTAACGCTTAGTTGGGACACGCCTAGTAGAAATCTTCGACAAATTTCAGCAGAGATGAAGAAAAAGGAAGAAGCTTTATTTGAACACAAATATAAACACAAACAAAACCAAATTAAAGTTGAAAGATATAAAAGACAATTAGAAACAGAAAAAGATGATTTAAAAATATTAGAATTAGAATTAAAAATTGAAAAAGAAATTGTAGGTTTTAATAGAGGTATTGATTATATAGAAGGAGCACTAAAAGATATATTAATACTTCGAAAATGTTATGACGATATAGTTCAAAAATACGGATTACAAACAGAAGAAGATTTTGAGAAGTGGGAACAAAAACATCACATTATGAGATCTATTAGGCAGTGTGTTCGTGATGTTAGAGAACGAGGAAAAATTACAAAAGGTGAACAAGAATTTATAGAACAATGGGGTGGTAATCCATCTTATATGTATAAACGAATTGTAGAACATGTTAACGCAGAACACAATTCTGACGACCCATCAGGTTTACTATTAAATGAATTTGTTAATAAAATGGCAGATGAATTTAAAGACTTAAATCTTAAACAATTAGAATATCATGGCTTTAAAGATGATATACAGAGGGAATTATTAAGACACGAGACTAAACCTAATGGGGAAATTAAGAAATAATGTTCTATACATTTGAAAAAGTTGCCAACCCACGAGTTGATTGGCAGGTTATTTGGAAAAAAGAATTTAATGATGAATTTATTAATGCTGTAAGAAACAGTATTGAGGAAGATAAATGGGTAGATGCTCAAGTTGGCGGAAATCCTAATAAGCCAGAGGGAAGAGTAGATAAAAAAATTAGATCAGTAATGCATCAAAAATTAAAAATAGGAAATTATAAAGATTTACAAGATTTTCCTCATTGCGTAATGGCTGATAAAATAATAAGAGCTAATTCTGAAATATGGAAATTAGATTTAACTGGATTTAACATGGCACTAGATCCGCCTAATGTACTTAGATATAAGGCGGAAGAAAATGGTCACTACGACTGGCACTTGGATTATGGTGCTGCTTTTAGTAACAGAAAAGTTAGTTTTAGCATACAGCTATCTGATCCATCAGAATATGATGGTGGAATGTTAGAAATAGTAGGTATGCCACCAAATGAAGAAACACGAAAAAAAGGAACAATTATTATGTTTCCATCCTATGTACGCCATCGAGTAACCCCTGTAACACGAGGTACTAGATATTGTATAGTCGGATGGGTACACGGACCGCATTTTAAATAACAGATTATGAAATATATACCAAGAAGATTTGAAGGAAGGCATTTTCTCTCGGGTTCAGTAACTCAGGGAAAAGTATCAAAGAAACTATTTGTAACAAGTGCAAGTGATCCAGCAGCAACAGATGACACAGGATTAGGATATGCTGCAGGTACAACTTGGGTAAATACAACAAGTGGACAAGTATTTATTTGTACAAGTGATTCCGCTGAAGATGCTACGTGGAGAGGACAAGAAGGAGACGATGTTAACCATTCTCCAGCTTGGCAGGGTTTAACTTATGCTTATGAACTAGGTGGTGCTACACCGGGTCCAACAGCAATGTCTGATAAAATTTCCAGATGGCCTGTTGCTGCTCCTTATCCTACAGCTGATGTAGGAGAATTGGCACAAGGTATAGCTGGTATGGCATCTTATGTAGGACCGGGTAATGTAGGTTTTACAGCAGGAGGATATAGTAATCCGGGTGATACACATTATGCAGAAGTAACAAGTTTTCCTACTGCAGGTCCACCTGTATCAACATCTAATCAAGGAGACTTAGCTCGAGGAGTATGGGCTTATGGATCAAGTGGTTGGAGTCCAACTGAAGGATATACACTTGGAGGACAAGAAGCTCCCGCTACAAGATATGTAAATACTATTGATAAATTTACTTTTGCAGCTCCTTTTGCAGCAGCTGATGTTGCAGAAATGGCAGCTGGAAAAGATTTTATGACTAGCCACGATGATACAACACATACTTATGTGGCAGGTGGATGGATTGCGGCTACAAACGATAACATTGAAAGATTCCAAAAATCAACAACAACCGATTCAACAGATACTGGAGAGCTTACAGATTCTAGGTCTGCTCGTCATGGTAATTCAGATGTTGACGGTGGTTATGGTTATGTAAGCGGAGGAGGTGGCCCACCACCTTTGAATGAAGTAGATGTAATACAAAGATTTCCATTTGCAAGTTCAACTCCATCAACAGATATCGGAGAATCTTCTACTCCCAATGCTTATGGTTCCCATAGGGGAGCAAGTACATTAACTCATGGTCATACTGCTTCAAGATATGGACCGGGAGGAGATGGTGTAGAGAGGTTTGCATTTGGTTCATCAACTAGTGGGGCAGAAATTGGAGAAATTGCAAATCTTAAAGATGATCTGGGTATGCTTTGTGTATAAAAAAATTATTAAAAAGGAGGAAAAAATATGGCAAATATAATATGTGAATATAAAATGGATAAAGAACGACAAGGCGGAAAAATCAGACCTTTGTGGTTAGATGAAGGTGGAGTATGGTATGATCCCGACAAGTATGCCTACATAGGTGTAGTTAAAGATCCAGAAGTAAAAGTACCAGAGACTGTTACTCGTTATACAAAAGAAAGTTTTGTAGAAAGACAGTTAGATCTACATGATCGCTATCCGTTTAAAAAACCAGACCCAGAAAAGGAAGACCAACATCTACCAGAAAACATGATTGAGATGACTGAAGAAGAAGTAACAGATCAAGCCGAAGAGTGGTGGGACAATAATGTTTAATGCAAAATTTTTTAAAGATAATGGTTATTTAGTAGTTCCAAAAATATTATCAGGAGAACTATTAGATTTCATAGGAATACACGCCTACAACAAAGCAAGAATAGGAGGAGTTCGTAAAAAACCTGATGGAACTATTGATGATGAACAAGTTCCAAACACACCAAGCTTTTATGGTGACTTTGTAATGGAAAACCTACAAGATTTTCTGTTACCAAAAATAGAATCAGCAACAGGTATGAAGTTATTACCAACATATACATATTTTAGAGTTTATAAAGCTGGTGATATTCTTGAAAAGCATAAAGATAGACATAGTTGTGAAATATCAATGACAGTATGTCTTAGAAAAAAAAGAAATGAAAAGATTTGGGCAATATATGCCGACAATACAGACTATAAAAAAGAACATAACTTAGGAGAAGGTCATATAGCTCGTGTAATGCTAGAAGAAGGAGATGCAATGGTATACAAAGGATGCGAAGTAGAACATTGGAGAGAACCTTACAACGAGGGGACAAAGTTAGCACAAGTATTTCTTCATTATGTAGATGCGAATGGACCGAATACAGAATGGAAGAATGATAAGCATCCCGATAAATATTTCGCACAGGAGAAATAATGCACTCAGATATATTTCCTACTTGGTTATGGAACGCACATATTAAAGATAATGTTCAGATAAACAAAGACCTAGAAAAGTTTACATATGAGCTACAGAAAAAAGATCCCGATACAGAGTTAAGGTCTGTAGTCAGAGGATGGCAAAGTAGACAAAACTTTCACGAACTAGAAGAAGCAAAACCGTGGATGAAATCTACAGAACAACTGTTTATATCTATAGTAAGTGAACTTAAACCCGAGGAAGGATTTTGCCTAGACATGGACACTTCGTGGCTAAACCTTAACCCACAGCACGCAGAAAATAAAATGCATATACATCCGGGAGCAGATTTATCCGGAGTTTATTATGTAAAAAAACCAAAAGATTCAGGGGCAATCGTATTATACGATCCTCGAGTACAAATATATCCAGTTAGGACACCAAAAAACGAAATGAGAAACGACAGAACAACAATTGACGCAAAAGCAGGAGATTTGCTTGTATTCCCGGGATGGTTACAACATTCCGTAGAGACAAATATGTCCAAAGAGGACAGAATATCGATATCATTTAACTTATGTTGGAGGAAAATATAACAGATGACAGATTACACTAACCTTTCACAAGATGAATTAGAAGTTTTAATGGCTAATACAATAGGTAACCTAGATGTACCTATCGATCCAAGAACGGGACAACCCGATGAAAAACTCGGTAAAAAAAGAACAGTTATAGGATTAACTACTAAAAATTGGAACTCAAAATCAAGTCCTGTGCATTTTCAACATGACGTGTGGGAAAGAACAGGAAAAGGAGATGCTCCGGGTAGTGTACCTATAGATGTATTAAAAATTTATGATGCTATACAAATTAGAAAACAACAAGAAAGTTTAAGTAAAAAATTGGGCGGAAAAATTAAAGGTTATCAAACAGGGGGAGAGACTGTAGAAGAACGTTCTGAAGAGTCTCTTACAGAAATGAAAAAACAAGCAGGATTTACTCCAGCTACTCCTGCAGCATTACCTACAGGAACTGAAGCAACATATACTCCTCAAACAGTACAAACAGAAGAACTAACAACAAAAGGTGAAACAGGAACTGCTGCACCTCAAGTAACAACCCCAACAACAGTAACAAGGCAAGCTGTCACTGCCCCAACAGTAACAACTGCACCCGATGTTACATCATATCAAGCAGCTGCAACACCCGATATTACCGGAGAAGTAGGAGCAGTAAGTACAGAAGCACAAATTACTCCACCAACAGGAACTGTCGACAGCACTGCATTAGTAACAGGACAACAAGGATCAGAAGCAGCAGCAATAGCACAAACACGATCCGTATCATCAGATGAAATTGTAGATGCTGCAACATTATCAGATATTGGAGTTAATCAAGTAGCACAAGCCACAGCTTCCCAACAAACTACACCTACCACAACTGTTCAAAAACAACTAGAAAATTTACAAGGATTATTTGCAGATGGCAAAGTTCCTGATTTTGCTAAAGGGGTAGTTACAACTATAGAAAATACACTTGCAGCCCGAGGATTAGGTGCTAGCAGTATAGCAGGACAAGCAATTACTGCAGGATTAATGGACAAACTTATTCCGATTGCAACTGCAGATGCTCAACTTCAACAACAATTAGATCTTGCTAATCTTACTAATTCTCAACAATCAGCAGTAGTAAATGCTCAACTTAGAGCCACAATGCAAGGGCAAGAATTAACAAATGAACAACAAGAAAGAGTTCTTAATTCTGCAAGAATTGCAGAAACAAATAATATGAATCTTACTAACCAACAAACTGTTGCCTTAGAAAATGCAAAACTTTCACAAAATATGAACTTAACAAACTTAAACAACAGTCAACAAGCAGCAGTTCAAAATGCAGCAACATATGCAACAATGGATGCAAGAAATCTTGATTCAAGAGTACAAGCATCTGTTAATAATGCAAAATCATTCTTGAATGTAGATCTTGCAAATTTATCCAATAAACAACAAGCACAAACATTAAATCAACAATATCGTGTACAGCAATTATTCTCACAGGAAGCTGCCGAAAATGCTACACGACAATTTAATGCAAGAAGTGATATGCAAGTCAATCAATTTTTTGAAACATTAGGTAATCAAGTAGCACAAAATAATGCCACAAGACAAGATGCTATGAATCAATTCAATGTAGAACAAGGAGTAGCCGTAGAAAGTTTTAACAGTGAAGTACAGGATGCTAGAGAAAGATTCAATGCAACTCAACAAACAGTGATAGATCAATCAAATACACAATGGAGAAGATCTATAAACACAGCAAATAATACAAATACAAATAGAATTGCTCAATTAAATGCACAAAATTTATTAGCACTTACACAGGGTTCACAAAATGCACTATGGCAGAGATATCGTGATGAAGCACAGTGGGCTATGACAAGTGCGGAAAATACATTATCTAGAGCACATGCAGCAGCAGTTGCAGCTATGAATAATGATTTTCAAAGAGAACAATATACTACACAATATAAAAATTATATTAATGCTCAACTAGGACAATTTGCCTTTAATACTATAGGTAAAATAGTTGACACAGTTTTAGGATAAGGAGAAAACTATGAAAGAAATAGCAAAATATGGAAGAAATGGTGATACACAGATTGGTCATTTGACCACTGGTGAAATAGTAGTGCCTAAAGGCATTATAAATTTAAAATTACAAAAGGAACTGCAAAAAGCATTTGAAAAACAAGGAACAGATATAAAAAGATATACTGTTGGAAGTTCATCAAACAGTATTAACCCAATTACAGGACAACCTGAATTCTTTTTTAAGAAAGTTTTTAGAGCTGTTGGTAAAGTATTTTCCGGAGCAGCAAAAGTTGTAAAAAAAGCAGTAAAAGGTATTACAAGTATTGTAAAAAGTCCGGCTGGTATGGCAATATTGATTGCTCTAGGAGGTGCTTGGGTAGCTAGTGGAGGACTCGGTGCATTATTTGGAGGACAAGCAGCTGGACAAAGTGCGTTTGGACAATTTATGTCTAAACTTGGAACTAAACTAGTAACACCATTTAAAGGATTATTTCCAGCAGCATCTACAGCTTCTGGTGGGGCAGCATCCACAACAGGATTATTTGGAGCTGCACCCTTTGCAACTTCCGCAACAGTTGGGACTAGTGCAACAGGGTATACTGCGGGAACTTCCGCCTTTATGGCAGCCCCTGCTAGTATGGCAAAAGTTGCCGGAGTACAAGGATCTATAGGTGCAGTCAAATATGGAACTGCTGCATCGACAAGCTTTATGGGTGCTGTAAAAAAAGGTGCAGTAAAATCACTGGCAACAAAAGGGGCTCTAAGTCTCGTGGCACCAACTAACGTAGTTACATTAGAAACACCAAGTTTCGGAGATAAAAATGCCATGAATAGATCAGTAAATGCATATGGGCTAGGAGGTACAGATGCACCGGGAGTATCTACTCAGTTTACAACAGGAACACCGAACTTATTTGCACCAGATTTAGTTGGATATGTAAATAATGCTTTAGGAACAAGTAATGAGACAAATGCAATAAATGTATTTAATAACCTTAATAATTCTACTCCTGCCTTCGGGTATGCAGGAGGAGCAAATAGATATTTACCACAACCATTTCAATATACTTAGAATAAAGATTCATTACTAATCATTAATTATTTATAGGAGAAAAATTATGCCATTACAAGACACACCAGATGTAGACCCGTTTGATTCCGCAGTGCCGGGACAATCTCTAACACAAGCACCGGGAGAAGCTGCGTGGGAGAAACCAGCAGTTCATGCGATCCCAACAGAAGCTATAAATGCAATTATATTAAATCTGCAACAACCTGACAGTTATAGAGATATGCTAGATTTATTGTATGCAGGTGTAACTATTGAATCATTAGTAAAAACATTAACATTCACTGCTTTTACAGAAGGATTAATAACTCCTGATGTAGCCGAAATAGCAGACATATATTTATTTTTTTATGTATTAGGACAAGCAAGAAAAGCAGGAATACGACCACGGCTTTACAATACAGATGATACAAAAAGAGTAAATATTCCAGAAATAATGGGAGGATTAAATCCTGACAGATATGATTCAATACTTAAAACTGCAAATAGTGTAGAAGGAGCAGCTCCTGTTGGAGAAGCTTTTATGCAAATGAAGGAACAATCTGTAGGAGAAGAACAGCCTACTATTGAAGAAGCCCCTGTAGAAGAACCAGAGGTACCTGCAGAAGAAGTTGAAGAACCTATGGAAATTGATGAAGAAATATTAATGGAGGGAGAAGAAATATAATGGTTACAAGTAAATGGAAAGAAGTCGGTAAAAAAATACTAAAAGGTGCTGCTCATTATGCAACATCTAAAGCTCTTGGTGCTACTATTGGCGAAAGTGCTGAAGCAGGATATCAAGGACAACATATTAAAAGTGATGACGAAGCAAATGCATCTGATACAGAATTATTAACATATCTGGGTAAAAAAGATATAGATTTTGATTACAAATATGGAGTAAATGCTGGCAATGCAAAAATAGTAGGGTCATTACAATGGGAGAAAGATAACAAAGAAAAAGAAATAGGAGGTTTTGAAATAGGACCGTGGTTTACTAGAAAAAATATTTTTATGCCTAAACTAACAGGCACAGCAGAAGAAAGAGGTCCTTTTAGAGATAAACATTTATTAAGGACGTGGCGTGAACATGGTCCTGAAATTATAAAAAATGAAGGAGCCATGGACAGTATAACACAAATGTTTGCTACCACTTTATCAACATATACAGGTGTAAAAGTAGATAGTGAGACTGGAAAACCTATGTATAAAAAACCATCCCCTTCTGCTATAGCACTAGGAAAAATGCATCCACGTTTTCAAGCTGTAGTAGATAATATGAAGGGTGATACCAGAAACTGGGGTAGAGGTTATACAGGGGGTACAAAAACTGGTACTCCGGATTTTAAGAATGGTTCACAAGAAATTCCTTTAGATTCACTAGATGAAGCTGATCAAGATATTGCAGATAAACACAAAGAAATGAAGAAAAATCCCGAACTGTGGAGCACAAACCAACAGGAAAATATTCAAAAAATACTTTTAAAACCTAATGAAAAAATAACTCCGGGATCTGAGGTACCAAAAGGATTTTTAAGAGCTAAAGGCTTAAAGACAAAAGAACAACTTTGGCACATGGCTAGAGGTAATCCGGGTATACTAAAAGAATTACGACAGTACACCGTATATAATTATCTTGATTTAAACAAAACACCCGGTGCTTATTTACAAGCTGCTCTGTATCATTATATAGATCAAGGTGCACACGGAGGTCTTGAAAGATTTCAGTATACATTTGCAGATGATATAAGTTTAATTAACGGAATTGGTATTGGTGTAGACAGGGACCAAACAGTGGGTGCCGGACTAGATGAACAACTAATTGATATATATAGACCTTATAGAAGTAAAACTTTGGGGGCACAAGCGGCAAAAAGTATGGCTTCCTTCAATGCAGGAATAATGAGTGGAAAACAATTAATGAATTTATTAGTTAATGCCGGGGCAAAATCAGGTGGTGAAGCTATATTAGCAGGTCCGGGAAAGTTAGCTGGACTACTGGACTTTTTTAACTCTAACCTAAAAGGTTTCAGCCAGTTTCACGATATTTTTGGAAGAACAGGAGGTATGGGTTCACGAATAGATGGTCTTGAAAATACTTTAGATAGTCTTAGAAACCATAGTTCTGTAGGACTTATGACAGGTAAAAATGAACGAGCATCTTATGATAAATTAGTTGGATATATAGAACACATGATTCATCAAAAAGGAATAGAAAAAGATAATCTATTAAAAATACCAGCATACCAAGACCTACAACAGAGAATTAAAGATGGTAAACTAGATCCACAAAAAAATCCGGCAGCATATCAACTTGCATTACAGAAAGCAGTAGACCAAAGCGAAGAAATGAGAAAAGCTATGGCTAGAGCATCATTTAATACATTAAGAGTTATGTTTGCCTTCCAAGCTGCTGTAGCTCTACAAGGTGGTGCAGGTGGAAGAACAGTTTCCGACCAAGACTTTGAAAGACTACAACAAGCCTTGAGCATTGGAAATTGGAGTACTATAGAACAAGCACAAACTTCTGTATCAGGAATATTAAGATTTATGGAGGAAGGACGAAATCAAGCATTTATCATACAAAAATTTGCTCCAGTAGGGACACATGTAGAAGTGCAAGAAAGATACCAAAAACTAAAAGGACTAATACAATTAAATATTGTAGATGCTAGTGGAAAATCAACTATGGAAACTCATAATGAATATGGAAACTTCATGCCAAAACTATATGGAGCTATGTCTACGCTAAAAATGCAGCAACAAGCAGGGACTAAAGCTAATGTACCAGATCTATTATATAAACTTTTGAATGATTCGATAGATCCGGAAACACGAGGACATCTAGGACTAATACAATAATATGCCAAGTAATTTACAAGATATATTAACATCAGACACATTTAAGACGATAGATTGGGCACAGAAAAGTGCAACTTATCGACCTCTTGAAGAGCAGTATACAGTGTGGGATTCTTATGAAACTTTAAAAGAACAATACCCTGATCTGAATGTGGGTAGTGTAAACCTAAAAGAAGGATTTATCTACGGTAAAAGAGGAGCTGGAGCTGAAGAAAATTTTGGTGTATATTTACCTAAATTAACTCACCCCGACAGAGCCGGGCTTACCGATGAAAAAATGCAACAACGAATAAAAAGTGAAAAATTACCCGAACAGTATAATTTAGGTTACGACACTATGAAAGATTTAATTACCCTAAATCACGGGATAAAAAGCGGACAATTAACAGGACAAAATCCATATTTTCCTGAATGGATGGGTAATTTACATAAATACCAAAATTACTTTTTACAAAGAGATATAGCAAGAACAGGAGAAGATAAACCATTGGAAACTGAAGAAGAACCGGGAAAAGGTTATTTCCCCCACCCTGAATATATGGGTATGTTGCCTAAGCATGAATTAAGTACATGGACAAAAGCAGGTCGTAGAAATATAATTGAAATGGAAGCAGAAAAAAAATATGACGATTTAACTCCGGGTCAACAAGATGCCTACCAACGAGCTCTAAATCCTTATCCATCTATATTTACATCAGATGTACCATATACAGGAGTAGGAAGTTTATTCCCTCCCGTATGGACAAGGGGTATAGCTAGAGGTGCATTAGGCGTACAAACACTAGGACAAGCGGGTGCAGAATGGGCAACAAAAAAATTAAAAGGTGATCCAAATTATGAAGCCAGCTGGTTTCAAACAAAAAAACAAATTCTTGATCCAACTGCTGAATACTTTGATGAAGAAGAACTAAGTTCTTTTTGGAAAGGAAAAGGAGGTGCAGCATTTGATATAACTAGAGGACTTCAACCCGGAATGGAAGTATATCCATATGGATACGCAGGATATGCTTTTGAACAATATGGAATATATAAAACATTTCAAGCACCTTTCCTATTATATGGTGGCGTTCAATCAACAGTTCTTAATAACACATTCAAACAAATTAAAAAAGTAGGCGGAAAATTTGAAACAAAATATAAATACAAGGTAAAAAGCGGAAAAGATAAAGGAAAAACAAAAACAAAATATGTAACTACCCCTGCACAATACAAAGCAACACTATTAACAGAATTAAATAAAATAAAAAATTCAAAAGTATCCGGAACAATTTCACCTATTCTTGCATATCCAGTTAAACTAGGAAAAACAATTCCAACACGTGTAAAAATCGCACAACTTAGACGATCAGAAAATTTTGCAAAATGGTATCTTACAGAAGAATCAATAATAGCAGGAGCAGCAGCAGGTAATACATTATTCCATAATATGATTGGACCAGAAGCAGCTCTTTTTGGTGATTTTGCTGGGGCAATATTCTTACCAGCTACTGTAGCTCTACCAGCAAAAAAATCAATTGCCTTTTCAGCACTTCTATTGCATGAAATGGCTCCTAAAACAACAACAGGAGTAATGGGCGTAACTAGAAAGTATGCACTGCAGCCTTTACAAGATGTATTAGTAAAAAAAGGGCTTATGAAAAAAGAATATATTGATGTAAAAAAATATTCTCTAGAAACACGAGCATCTATGTTACAAAAAGGTATTGGATTTCGTAAAGATAATAAAGGATTCTATAAATATGAAATGAATATGAGTGAAAAAGAAATAGGGGTATTAGGAAAAATGGCACTAGCTTTAAAAGGAATGGATATGGACCAGTATGATGAAATGGTAAATTCTGCAATTTATACATTTCACAGACTAGAAAGATTAGGTATACCTGTCGAAGATATGGGTATATTATCTGCACAATTATTCCCTAGTCCTACATTAGCTGCTTATGAAGCCCACGCAAGAAATTCTATAAAAATAAATAGATGGTCAGGTGAATCAACAAATATGTACCCTGCTCATCAAAAAGTAATAGACCTTCATGTTGAATCTGATACATTATTATTTGATAAATTTACTGATATGATACATCAGACAGATAATGTTGAAACAAAAAATTTATTGATAAAACTAAAGGGCACATTTTCTAAAAAAACATACAAAAATAATCTTAAAGATCAAGTCAAAATAAGCACAACACAAAAGCGGTTGAATAAAACACTATATGAGATTGATCCTGAACAAGAATTTTTAAAAAGAGAAGGAAAAACATTAGATCAAGAAGCTCGCCCACTAATTTCAAGTAAAGATATAGGAAAAGCAAAAGCTGTATTAGAAAATCAAAGACTAAACAATAAATTTTTATCTGTTGGAATAAAAGAAGATTTAGCCAACCATCCTGCCGCAATAGTTGATATGCAAGATGGAAGACGAATATTTAATCAATCAAAACGAGCTGAACAGTCCGCCAAATTATTGGATGATGTTATAGATAATAGAAAAAGTATAGTAAGTGGTATATATGGAGGTATCGAAGGTTACGAAAGTCATAGATTATTAGTCAATCTTTTTGATACTAATAACAATAAAATATTATTCAATCTAGATAATCTATATACTGAGGCATTAGGTACACATATGGGAACTGCTCCATTTATCAGAAAAATGCCTAGCGGAGAAATTAGCTTTAAGCAGTTTATGTTAAATCAAAGAACAAAAGCTTTTAAGAATTTTACATCCCGAGGTACAACTGAGAAAAAAACAAGTTTTGTACAAAGCCTGTTAGAAGACGGATTAATTGCACCAGATACTGCAGAGGAGACAATTACAGCAATTACTGCAAATAAAGCAGTGGATTGGGATAGTCTGTGGAAAATAGCTAAACAACCAAGAGAGGATAGATCACTTAAATTCTATCAACAATATTTTGGAAATAACTATGAAATATCTTTAAAAAATTTCAATGAACTATCCAGCGAACTCGGCAGACAATACAGAAAAACACTATCAGATCCTTCTCTTCATAAAGATGGATGGGTTACACAGCAAATAAAACACAATCTGGATAATCATATAATTGATGATGCTACTGAGTATGCATTTGCAGGAGATGAAGTACTTGGATCTAAAATAAGTCAAAGTATACAGGAGCAATCCAAAAGAGCTAAAGGAGCTTATAGGGACTTAATAGCAGATGCTATTTATAAAAATACCGGATATAAAATTATGAAAAAAGGTCCGGTAATTACTGAAGCAACAAAACCAGAAAATTTTCACAAACGTTTTCTATATTCCCAAGACCTGTCTAGTTCTGCAACATCTAGAAGACAAGATTATGACAGATTATTCTTAACTAATTTTACCTTAAATAGAGATGGTGAAAATATAGTAACAAAATATGGTCTTGAAAAACACACAGAAACATTTAGGAAACACAGAGTAAGAGCAGACAGAACAATGCAAGCAGGAATATTAGAGGATTTAAGTCTGGGGAAAAATGATTTAAAAGCTATTGATTTTGATACAATAAAACAAAAAGATGGAAAACAAGTTCTTAACTTTGCACAAGGAGTCACACATAAAGATTCATTTGGTGATATAATATATGAAGCTATTAAACCTTCACATTCTGCGTTAGATGATGTTACCGACAGGGCAAGAAGAAGTTTACTTACTCACGATGCAATTACAACTATATTTAATAAAGCAGAAGACTTATCTGTGAAAATAGCCACAGGAATAAATTCAAGAAATTATGTAAATAAAAAAGGACATGACACACTACAAGATTTATTTGCAAAAGCAGGAGAACCGGGAAATAAAACAAAATTTGTAGAAACACTATTACAAAGTAGTCAAAAGGGTGGTAATGCTGAAGTAATGGATACATTACTACGAGCAATTCAAGTAAAAAAGGGAACTGAAGGTGCAGTTCCAATTGAAATAGGATTCAAACAAATATATCAAAAAACTGGAAAGCATATTGAGGAATTTAAAGGTGGAGAAAAATTAAAAGTAGAGGAATGGACAGCTACAGGTAAGGCATCTTTAGAAAAGGGTGACCCCGGATGGTCAGGACAGGGTAAACAAACTATATATATTCGAGAAAACGATGCAAGTGCACTTAAAGGACTATTATGGCAAGATCATATGCAATATGTGCAAACAGGCTTTAAAACAAAACTGAAAAATAGACCTGATTTAAAAGATTTAGCATCTAAATTAGATACATCACAATCTGTTGATTTTGCAGCAGGAATTGATTACTTACTGAATAATGACGAAATATTATCTAGATTATATAAACCAGAAGAGTTACAAAGATTAAAGGATATATTTAGTTTAGGTTTCAGTTTAAGTGCCACACCAAAAAGTTTAAGTATGGTAGGGCTACCTGTAGATTACACTGTACAAGCAATACTTGGTAGGGGGTACAACATATCAAAAGGAGTTGTTTCACCACGTTTTGTATTGTCTGAATTAGCAATAAATGAATTTAGAGCAAGGCAACATCAATTGTTAATGGAATTGGTCACAAATCCTAAAGCAACAAAAGTTTTATATGATATGGTAATCAGTGATCAAGTAGAGAAACTAACCTTTAGCAATAAAGTTTTTAGACCGTGGTTCTTAGGTTGGCTAGGAAGAGTGGCTGGACCGGATGCCGTAGAAGACTTTAAAATAAAAGAAGCATCACAGGGTCATTCTAACAATCAATATGGATATCTTTCAATGGATAGCCTAGTAGAACCAGAAAAAAGAGAAGAAGTAAGAAATATGTTTGGTGATGGTGTGCCCTATGACATAGTATATACTGGATTATCAACAAGCCCAGATATACACACAACTTACAAAGAAGAAATGAAAAAATTTTATATTCCAACTAAGAAGGAAGTAGAACGTCAGGAAACTAAAGAACCTTTTGAAGATGTTGGACCACCGGGATTAAAAAGAAAACTCAAGAAGAAATTCGAAGATACTGATAATCAAATAAAAAGTTTATTGCTTGAGGCTAGGTCGTGAACGAAAAAGAACTCAGACATATTTCCGCACAAATTGCAACAATACAAACAAAGTTGAACGACATAAAACGAAACGTTTCACATCTTAATAAAGATGTAAATATTTTAAATGCCACTGCCAACCGTTGGAAGGGTGCATTTGGAGTAATATTAATCTTTGGTGCATTAGCAGGTTGGCTAATCACCATAATTTTTAAAATGTTAAAAGGAGCTTAATATGGTAGAATGGGTATTAGCACAGTTACCACAACTTCCACAGCTACTCGATGCACTGTTTAAGATTGTTGGAGGTTTAGCAATTGTTGCTACAATCACACCTAACAAATCTGACGACAAAATCATCGACTGGGTATGGAAAATTGTGAACTTTGCAGGTGCGAATTTCGGTAAAGCTAAAAATAGCGACTAATATAGCTCAAAAACACCGAAACCGCTATTATGAAGGATTTTTAGCCCGTAGAGAGCAAAGTTATAATTCATAGGCATTTGTATGCCTAGGGGTCAAATTAGCTCTCCACGGGGCTTATATTAGGAAAAACTGAAATGAATGACTGCTTAGATACAGAAAACGTGCTTTTTTGCATAAAACACCATCATATATGGTTTCTCATATTTGCGTGGTTATTTTTCGAAATTTATATCCGTATTTCTAACCATTTTGACAAAAACAATGATAAGTAAATTTATATTTGGATTTATATTTAAGATATTACAACCCTTGATGTTATGGTACATTGCCAAAAATCAAGGTAAGAAGGACCAACTATTAAAACAAGCGGAATTAGACAATGAAAAACATAAAGAAGCCGATAAAATTAGTACTAGGATTGTTTCTGCTACTGCTGCTTACGACAAGTTGCGTGAGAAAGCAGGCAAGTAGTTACTGCCCTAGTTACCCCTACCCACCCGAAGAGGTCATCAATAAGATAGAAAATTTACAGGATACTCTTGTAGATACTTGGATGATCGAACAACTCAAATTATCAGAGAAATTAGAACTCTGTCAATAATCTAACTCACCCTAACATATTTTTTGCATCTTTTGAAAACGTATCCATATAAGCTTTAGCCCACTTTACAAATGAGCAAAGCTGATGGGTATTCTCATATGATGTATTCCATCCATCAAGAACTATCTTTAAATCTTTATCGTTAACTGATTTGACTTCTGTGATAATCTGTCCATAAGAATTGATTTTGAAGTTGATCGAAGCTATAGTCGCTTCGTGCTTTCTGTTCATAAGGTTTCTCTAAAAAATAATCATTTATTAAAAGTTTACAAATAGCACCCAGTATAGTTACTGGTGTGCCATTCCTCCTGTTCCTAGGAACTTCTTTATATAAGTCCTTTAAGGTTTTTATATGATCATCTGAATATTTAAGAGCCGCAGTTAATAAATTGGACTCATCTTCGTACATATGATCTGAATGTGTTGCCTTGCCTCCTGAATGAATTTTTATTCTAAGTATACAGTTCGGTTCTTTTTTCATCCATTTTACAGGGTGTATATCAAAACAGACATGAACACGAACTCGTCTTTCCTCTATCCTAATTGTCTGTATTATGGATAGTTTTCTGTAACAGATATTTTCCACTATTTCTTTTTATCACCCAGTAATAAAGCGGCAGTTTCTGTTTCAAAAGCCGTATCATCAAGATTATCAAAATTCAGCAATTTACATATTTCTCTTGATATTTTTACAGAATCTTCCGCTATCATTTCTGGAGATAAATTTTGATGAGTATTTCCACTAGTCATCCCTGTAGCTATAGATGTAGCCATCTCCCGTAGCATATTCCTATGAAATTCCCTCCCCTGTAATAAGGATGCTTGAATAATTCCACCTATTTGTTGATATTTTTGTCCTTTATTTTCCTTTGTCATCTTTTTCCTTACCTTCCGCCTCCGCATCTCTAGCTTTTTTCAAGTTAGACAATTCAAGTGTAGTCTCTTCAATTAATTTATTGAGATACCATCTAGCTTTTAATAGGTCTTGGATAGGTGTTCCCTTGTATCTATAGCGACTGACATATTTTACTACATTACCCTGTGCATAGCCGAACTTATTACTCTTTATAAAGTCATATACTTCAATACCACCTTGATTATAATGTTTTGGTCTATTTACTGGATCGTATTTTTGATCCTCTTTATTTTGTTTGTCTTTTTTCATTTGTACCTCTTTTTAATAACATCGAGACTTATAAATGTAGGATTATAATTTCCTTTTTTAACATCTCGTTTTAAAATTATCCCCCTCCACCACGCATTATTATCAGTCTGTGCATATCTCAAATAATGTTCAAAAAAACATCCACACACTAATCCCCATAATCTTGTTCCATCTTTTCTTGTACGAGTTGCAATATCTAGTCTATGGCTATGACCCATTGTACAACTTTGAAATGTACTTTTGATTAGACGAGTACCTACATTTTCCCCTGATATAGCTTTGCCCATAACACCAGTTGCAAAATAATGTGCATACAGAATACCATCTATGTTATATGGTGTCAAGTATGGGATCAATTTCCATCCATATTTCAAATATCCCAAATCTTCTACATCAAGAACACCTTTCAATTCCGGTGATTCCTCTGCAACTCTTTCTATTCTCTGTTCATGGTTGCCCATAATAGCAATCTTTACAGGCTTATACCTTCCTTTCTTAGCAATTTCATTTTCAAATCTTTCCTTTGCATCAAGTGCACACTTAACATCTTTTTCATATCTCCTACCTTCAAACTGAATCTTACCTTTATCATAAAAACACAAACTTTCCATATCACACCAATCCCCAATATCAATAAGAACATCCGGCTGTACTTCAGCAACAAACTTACCTAACCAAGTGAACCGTTCATTTGAAACACTCGGCATGCAATGAGCATCCGGTATAATTAAGTGTGTGGTCAATGTATTGTATCCTTATCAAAATTAACATATATTATATTTTTATTTTTCTTTTTTACCTTCTTATTTTTAGGAGTATTCAACATTTCTTCAATTTCTCTAAAATTTTCTACTACAGATTTATCTGCAGCTTCATAGATAACATCCATATGTTTTAATAATAAATAGATTAAACCTCTTTGTAGATGCATTAGATGCATATTAGGTTGCATTGTCTTCATCAGTTTCTCTACATCTTTTTTTGTAGGTACATGATTTTGTATTACTTTTTTTCTTGATACTTTAGGACTTTCAAATGCCTTGATTGCAAATGTCTCATCACTCATAGCTTCTAATACAATACCACATGCTGCATTTTTTAAACCCAATAATTTTGCAGCATCTTGTTTTAAATTTATTCTATCAAATTTTTTTTTCATAAGCTTTACTTTAATTTTTCAATAAATATAGGAGTCTGTTTGCCTACCCAAGCACCAATAATATTATAGGTGTAATATTCTAAAGCATCTTTTTTTGTTATTTTATCTTCTTTCATTAGTTTTTTTATTACTTTTTCTTCATCATAAGCAAGTATTAGAGGTTCCCCATACCTATGGGCGACCCCTATAACACAATCATCAAAGCCATCTGCTTTGATAAATTTTTCATCAGGATATATCTTTAGTATTTCTTTCATTGAACCATTCCTTTGGTATAAATTTTTCTGCATATATAAATCCGTTTTTTTCACACCAACCACCATATGTTGTCTTGCTTTTTGGAGAAAGTTTATTAGTTACCCTACCAAACACAAATCTAATATCCAATTCAGGATGTTGTTCCTTAATCAATAAATGTTTTTTACGGTCTACCATTTTTAAAAATCCTTTGCACTCTACATGTAAATTATATTCTGGAAAATAAAAATCCGGTGTATATATTTTAGGAGGTACAACATATTGTATTTTCTGTGTCTCATACTCAACTTTTACTCCATGTTTAGTGACAGCTGTCATAACACCCAATTCAAAATTGGATCTAAATTTGTGACTACGAATCAATGGGTTTACTATACCTCGTTCTAAATGTTCCTATAGCTTCTAATAAATAATCATAGGTTTTATATGAATACTTTTCTAGGTTTTCATCGTCAGACCAATCACAGGTAAGAACAACAACCCCCCCTTTTCTCAAGTGTCTGTGTATCTTCTGTAATCCCTCATCAAGTACTGCTTTTTTACTAGGAAATACACCATCTGTCCAATAGCTCTTTTGTGTATCTGATGGTTTCTCCTTTACTACTAGACCTACAGTATTGGAATAATTTCTCATTAATATAGCATAATCACTACCACTCTTTTTCTGCTCATTATCAAGATAAACATAGAGAGTGTCTTGATTTATTGATATGTCATGTTGATTAATACTACTTTGTAGTAAAACAGGCATTACTTCATCTCCCTAGTCTTTAGTTTTGTATACCAAATATAGGGAGGATTTTTTGCTCGACTAGTAACTTTGGGAGCAAGAACTGCATCTTCCCAACAATGACTTTTATATCCACAAAAAGTACAAGGATATGTCATAATTCTGTTTCCACTTTCTTTTTTTACACCTTTATAAGGACCAGATGTAGGTTTGTATGTTTCCGCATAGTCATCAAATTCTTTCTTAAATTCTGTATTAATATTTTCAATATTATGTTTTACAATATGTAGTGCTTTAGATTGCTCGTGTTCTTGTTCTTCAGGTGCTTCACATATTGCCCATTCTCCTGTTGATTTATTTATAGCAATCCATCCACCAAATTTTGATTTACCTGCATATGAATATGAATATCCTTGAGCAACATATCCAAACGTATCATCCTCTTTTATTTTATTATACCCACCCCACTCACCAAATTTAGAATCAAATGCATATGGACTAGCAGTTTTTATATCATAAATTTTATCTTCAATTTTTACATCATATGTTCCTTGCAAATTAATATTTGCTATTTTCATACTTACTTCTTTTTGAAATTCCTGTATCTTTATACCCGCAGCTTTCATAATAACCATAGCCAATGCTTCCATTAAATCCCCAATAAGAAATCGCATAACAGCATTGTACTCATACTCCTGCTTTATTCCTTTTTTCTTTAATTTTTGCTGACAAAGTGGTTTACCAACTTCTGACATTCGAAGTCGCCAATCATCTCTTTTTTGATTAAACTGACGATCTAATGCCTTACCACAAAGTTCTTGAAATTCTTTAACAAGCTCCGGAGAGATTTTACTCTCTCCTCTGCTTGCTCCTGATAAGTAGGATTGTATTCTAACTAGTAGCCAATTCACCTTCGAGACTATCTCCTAAACTTGCGTCAACAGCTTTAGTACTAGACTTTATTACATCTCTATACTTTTTAAGTACAGAATCGTTAAAGCCCTTTATACCTTTAAAGAAAAACTCCATCAACTTTTTATCATCAGCAGTAAATTGAGAATTTCCTTCGTGTTGAACAACAGCCCCATAGAAAGTGTTAGCACCTTTTTTATTCTTGACAGTAGTAAGTCGTAAAACAGATTCCCACATAGGTTTTTTTTGTTTATTCAAACTGCGAATAAAATTACTAACAGGAATAAAAGACACACCCTTAACATACCAAACAACAGGTAGTCTTTGGATAGTTGCTTTTTCTCCTTTAGCATTTATACCCTCTGCGGCAGCTACACCATAGATAACTTGATTGCATTTTACATTTTTTTGCACAGCATACTCCGGAGAGTTTGCGTCAAGTTTATCCATTTCTGCTTTTGATAAACGACCACATCGTTCACCACCAATAGAATCATAGAATACACCATTGAGTGTATTTAACTGTACAGTTTGAGAACCAAAAGCTTCCGCTTCATTATCCCAAGCACTATACATAAATAGTCTGATAAATGGTCTTAAAGATGCTTGTTCGGCAAAAACAATTTCACCTGTTTTAGGATTTTTAATCGCATAATATCCTCTAGGTAAAGAATTGCCTTCATCATCTTCAGATGCATGATTTATCGATAATCGAGGTAAACCACTATCTTCAGAACCACTATCAACTTGCCCTGTAAGTTTCATCAAATCAGCTGTTGAAACTTTACTTAAATCCGTAGGCAAACCGGCATTATTAGCATCATTCATAAACTATACTCCTTATATAAAAAGTATTAATGATAATTAAAATATAATATGTATAAACAATTGTGTCAAACTGTTTCTTTTAAATTTAACCAATCCTCACCAATCTTCAATTCTGTACCTATTGGCATATCATATTCTATATTGTATCTTTTTTTACACTCTTGAACTATTGAATACATACCTTGTTGTAGTGCAGTTATACAAGCTTTTTTTTCATCCGGATGAACATCAATAATAATACTGTCGTGAACAGTATTTATAATCAAAGATTTCAATCCTAATGCTTTCATAGATTTGTGTGTCTTAACAAGTGCTATTGGTAAAAGATCAGCAGTTGCAAATCCCTGCACCGGATAATTTTTTATAGAAGTTGCATGGGATGCAGTTCCATATCTAGTTCTCTCAACATATGGAAACTTATAAACTCTACCACTAGGCAATTTTATTCGTTTGTATAGTATAGCTTCTTCTTGTAATTCTTTGTGCCAATCGGCAACTCCTGAATATTTAGTTTTAAATTTTCTATAATATTCTTTTTGTTTTTCTGTTCCCTGTGTTCCCCCATACAATGGTTTAAATGTATGAGCCTTTGCTTCTTGTCTAGAGATACCCATAACCTCTGCTGTGTAACTATGAACATCAACGTTATTATCAACATCATCATATACCTGTTTATCTTTACTTAAAAATCCTGCCACTCTAAATTCTAGTTGTGAATAATCGCCCTCTAATATCAAGCCATTCTGAAAGCGACTAACTATAGCTTTACGAACAGGAAATGTTACACCTCGTGGCATATTTTGAAAGTTTGGGCTACGAGATGACAATCTTCCTGTAGCAGTAATACATTGCATAAATTGTGGATGAATAAAATTATTTTTATTTACTGCTTTTTCTATACCCTCAACAAAAGTTTTTAAATATGTTTTTATAGCAGAATATCTCACATATTTTTTTATAAATTCTTTTGCTCTAAGACCACAAGTAAGAGATAATTCCTGTAAAGTTTCACTATCAGTTCTAAAACCATTAGCAGAAACATCGTAAACAGAACGAGGTCCAATTCTTAAACCCGCTACTACTTTTGTTGCCTCATAATAAATACCTTTACCACTACAATTTTTACATATATATCGTGCTGTTCCATATGTTCCATCTTTTCTTTTTTTAGCAACTCTACCTGTTCCTTTGCAATCCACACATCTGTGTGCAATAGTAACTGCTTGGACTTGTGTCATACTTTTTACACTTCGTTTGAATTGATTATCTGTAAGAGTTATTCGTCTTTTTGCTTTTCTAGTATTACCTCTCATTTCAGAACCTAGATTAAAGTAGCCTTTCCACATTTTCTTATCTTTTACTTTTCTAGAATAAACAATAGCTGACCTGTCATCTGCACTATTAAGATTAAATGGAGTATCCCCCATAACTTCTTTGCCAAGTATCAACAAATCATTTTTTAACTTGTTGTACTCTTTGGTATAATCATCTTTAATTTTCTGTAAAGTATCCTTATTAATTTTCAGTCCTGCCACTTCAATATCTGTCAGCACTCTTGTTACTTCAAGGGATAATTTACAAGTTGGTATCAATGTCATTCCTTACTTATAACTTTTTTAAAAAGATTACTATCAAAATAAATACACGGCTCAACATCTTGGGAATCACCCCTGTCAGTTCTGCCACCAAATGATATATTTAATTGTGCATAGCTCAACAAACTCACTTCACAATAATACAGACCATCACTAAATTTTACCACCATATAAAATGGTAAACCTGTTAATTTAAACAGTTGCATGCCACTCATATATTTATCCAAACTTAACATGTATGTATCATATGTAGTTGAATCATTATCTCTTCGTTTAACTTCCGCCCAAGCAATAACAGCTTTTTTGTCATCTAACAATGCAAAATCAAGTCTGTGCTTAATCGGTAGTTTTTGATAAAAGATTTTCCAAGCATCTGATAATTCATTGATAATTGCTTGTTCCATCTTTCTGTCTTTTTCAGTCTCATATACTGGTCTTATCATGAGAACTCCTTATAAGATGTTTTTAATAGCCCTACCTGATAATCAGATAAGGATTTAGTAGCCTCTATATCTGCAATACCATATTTTTTCACAATACCCCAAGGGATGCTATGAAAATCTATTCCTTTGTTCATATAGTCACGTACTAAATCTTTTTCCGGTCTTTTTATTTCTCGTCTTCTGCAACAGCCATCTAATGTCAAATCACATTTTATCCCACCAGCCATTAAATATTCAACAACCATTGTGTCATAGACTGCCCCACCATATGCAAAACCACATTCTAGTAGCCATTGCAAATCAAACTTGATGTTATGCCCAATCAATAATTTTGTTTCTTTCAAATAGTTATTTATTATTTTGTGAGATTTTTCACTCTCATCACCACTCTCGTGAGAAAACTTATAATACTCAACAGGATTTACTTCTGTTCTAAATTTTTGTAATCCAACAGATACCAATTTATTTCCTTCTACAAAAGGACTTGGATTAGTTTTGCCATTAACTTCTTTAAATGTTGTTTCTACATCAAGTACCATAAACATTATGGATAAAACCTCCCTATAAGAAATTCTGCTCTACAGGTAACATATCCATGCCACCCATTAACTTTATTTTTACTGACATTTAATATTCTAGTTCCATTAGTATCTACCTCTGAAGGTTTACCAATTCCAATTATAAAATCAGCTTCACCAGCTTTGCCTGTTCTAGAATTGTCAAGCATAGCATATGTTATTAATTGTCTATTTTCACCATTATAACTAGCTTGTGAAACTGCCCATACTAGACAATTTGCTTTTTTACAAATTTCTCTAGATTGCACATACAAGGCTTTTAATTTTTCATCACCCCTGTCATACGAACCAGCAATTTTTATTTTGTCTAGCTGATCAATAAATATTACATCCGGTTTGTTTAATTCTGCATGTTCAGTAATCTCAGAAATGTCAGTCCCCACACAATCGTGAACAATAAGATATGGTTTTATTACTTGGTGATATATTTTTCTGCAATATTTAATATCTGTCACCATTTCATGCTTTTCTCGTTCAAAATAACTTTGTAAAATTCTTAATTTTATTCTCACAGCCGGTTCTTCATTTGCCCAATACACAACTTTCTTTTTTTGACGAATGTACTCCTGTGCTAAATGACAAGCAAATGTTGTCTTTCCAAGTTCCGGTCTTGCAAGTATAATTCCAAAATGCCCACGAGATAATCCCTCAATGTTTAAGGACAAAGGCTCTAAATTAAATTTAAATTCTGTATCTGTCATAGCTTCTTTTAGTAATTCATCAATATCTTCATTGACTATTGAATATGTAGCACCACCTTCAATTTTTTCCTTATCTGTTGCATCATCAATAATTTTTTGTAATTCACCAAATGTTATATTGTCCTTACCCCTATAAATGTCAATAGCTTTTTCCCCTAGCTCTCTAGCTTTATCTCTTTTCCAAAAATTATAAAGAACATCTTTTGCTAATTTTACATGTGGAATTTTTACAAGTTCCAAACTTTTTATCACATCTTCAATTTCATTTCTTGTTGTTTGTGGCAGAGCTGGAAATTTATCACGATGAACCAACAGTAATTCCATAACATTAAAACTAGTTTCATATTTTTTATGAGCATCAGATATAGCAGTAAATATACTATTCAATTCTTTTGGAAACATTTTAATATTGAGTATTCGTTTTGCATCTTTCCAAAATTCACTATATAAACACAAGGCTAATATTTGTTTCTGTATCATATGAGTTCCTTCCTTTTCTTTGGTTTCATTCTGAATTTTCCCTTACCCTGCATATCTTTTTCCGGAGTAAGTGGTTCTCTACACCAATCTCTAAATTGTGTCTCCGGACAGAACCTACCATGTGCAGGTCGTGTTATTTTTGCAACTCTTGGTGCTGACATCTGTCTTACTAACACACCCCCACACTCACATTTTTTTTTCCATTTTCCATAATCGTGCATAAACTCAAATTCCTTTTTACATTTCTTACAAATATACGAATAATATGGCACTATATTTCTCCTACCTGTTCATACTTTGTTGAACATATTTTACTCAATTCAAACATCTTATAAATAGTATCTTTATCTTCACATTTCAAATCTCTTTCTAACATTTTCATATCAGTTTGTA